ATCTTTCATTTTTTACTCCAGTAGATCTATTAACTTAAAAACAGTTTCTAGTTTAGTTTGATTAATTTTACTTGTTAATGTATTCCTTAACCCTTGATGTAGAGGCTTAGGCCATTTTCCAAAATTAACCCAGGCATATCCATCATGCTCTTTATTAAGAATTGGTATAAATTCTTTTTCAATTACACACAAATAAGTATGAAAACTGAATTTGCTGTCATTAGAAATAAAAGTTTCTAATGGTATAGTTTTTTTTATTTCTACACTGCCTACTTCTTCAGTGATTTCTCTTTTTAAACTTTCCCAAGGAGTTTCTTTACCTTCATTAGTTCCGCCAACTAATCCCCACAAATTGTTTTGTTTACCTTGGGTTCGATGTAAAAACAAAAATCTTTTAGTTTTAAGGGTGTATAATAGAGCACCGCTACAAATAATCTGGTTCATACTATTAATTATGCTAGTATTTTAAACGCCAAGTGCCATGTGGATATTCGCCTTCAAATGACAATATCCATTCGCCGTTATCCCATTTATATTGTATTCCAGTATTTAAGTTAGTAGTATATATAGTATCTGTAGATGCACTAGAATCAAATACAACGTACCAGCGTGATCCGTCCCATTCTACAATGTCGTTTTCGCCTGCTATAAAATCTGTACCATCAGCATTCTTCCAATCATCTGCACCATCAGTGTTGGTTTCGTCGCCTATGCCAGATCCAAGTAATAGAATTCGCGTTCCTGTGGTTCTTAAAGACACTGGACTAGTTTTTGTAGGATCAATTATATAATTTATTTTGTTTGCATCACCTGTAGGACCTGTAATTATAGTATCACTCGGTAATGTATCACTATCCCAGTTTACAATTAATTCTGTTGAATCTGTAGAATTTATAGCAACTGTACCTGATATCTCGTTATCTGTATCTTTACGCTTCAATCTAAGTTCTGTAATACCTGGTTCGAAAATTTCAGGAAAAGCCTTAGTATATGCCTCCCATTTTACAGTTCCTACTACACCGCGTCTTATAATCTTAGCACTATTTGTCATTACCAATAGATCGTAATCCTTAAAAGTATTGCTTATTACCAGTGTAGCATCTTCTTGGAATATGTCTTTAGTATTTTTTGCTTTGTCTATTTCTCCGGTTGGTTTAATGAATACATTTGTGCGTAAATCTGCGCTAGGTACAACAGTATCATTTAAAGTTCCTTGAGGTTTGCTCAAATCTAATTCAATAGTGCCTTTTGATTCATCATATATGCTCTGCACAATACTAGTAACTACGCCTAAACGTTTTACTTTTGTAGGTGGAGAAATATATATAGGAGTTTTGAAGCTCAAACTAGCAACATCTATTTCGCTCTCAGTACCAATTGGTATACTTCTAGAACTAAAATTAATTGTATCTAAATTTACAACACTTAGACTAGTCCAATCTACATAATTATCTGTAGTTTGAATTTCAAGACTTGGATTAAAAAGCATTAATATCTGTTCCATAATTTGTAATTTTTGATCTGTGTTCGAAGTCCACATGTCAACATTAACACTAAGAGTATAGGGAGTAGGCATCAATCTTTCTACTGTGTAGTTTTTTCCTTCTGTGTTTAGATACTCATTGCCATCAGAATCATATGCACGTTCACGTATATTTAATTTGTTCACATAACTGGAATCAGCTAGTCTTGTAGTATCCATTTCAAGACCAGTGACATATACAGCCATTCTTGGCGCACTTGGTATTTTATTTTCTGAATTGTCTCTAAGGATGTGTCCAACCTGTCTAGTTATGTCTCCGTACATTACAGGTACTTCTGTCAATTTACCACTGCCATCTTTGTAAGAAAAATTGCTCATTAATCTCACAATTTGAGTGATATACCTTCTTATCTGCCCGTCATAAAAATGTTGCATTAATTGTCAGCCTTTGGTCTGAGTGCTTTAGAAAGACTCTGTCTTTCTTGTACAGTTTCGCCACCAATTTCGCCACTGTTAGTATTGTTAACAAATGTACCTTTTTGATGACTTCTAGTGTTAGTGTTTGTTAGTGTCATTCTGACCGAATCTTCCTGTTTAACCCAACGTCTTCCGTCATATCTAAATAATCTATTTGGCATAAAATCTGTCCTTAAGAAAAAATCTCCTTCTATACTACCAGAAGGAAAACCAATACCATGCCCAAATGCTTCACCGTTTCCTGGTATACCATCTCCTAGTAGATATCCTTGATAGCCTTCTCTATCAGGAGTTTGCATTATTCTATCTGCGAGCTCGTTATTAGTGCTAGTATCTAATTCATTTGTATCTGTAGTAACAAGTTCAACTTCACCGTTATCGTCTGTTTGTAAACTAAAGAAATGACTTGTATCATATCCCGACTTAGCTGAATCTGCTTCTGCTTGTTTTACCACTGCGTTATTAACTTGCATCTCTTTTTCATATGTCGATAATAAATCTCGCAATGTTCCACTACCTGGATTGTCTGCCTCCATCGGCAAATCAAGTATTTCTTTAAATTCTTGACTGTCAACGATCTGTTTCAATTTAACTCTATATAAGTGAGGATACCATGTGGGCGAAAATCCTTCAGCTGCTCTGTTAACATCTTCTACAACATAATATCTTTTAAGTGCAACTGTATAATCATTCAAAGCATGTTGATCTTTTAAATGGGGCAACTCAATAACATCGCCGGGCATAATTTTTCTTCCAAGAGTTTTTACACTACTGTTGATATGTATAGTCATAAACAATGTATCATTGCTTAAAAACAATCCAAATTGACTCATATTAAAGTCAATATCTTGCACATTGTAGATACCACGCATACTATAGATATCAGGATCATATTTACGATCTCTGTTTTCCATAAACAACATATCCTGTATGTTTGTTTCTTTTACAGCATCGTATCGAGGTTGATCAGCAGTAGCATCTGATTCATCGGGGTTTTTTGGCCCCAAATATTTGTGTACAAAGATATCTGTGCCACCTACAGTGAACATTTCATAGATACGTTTGTCTATGAATTCGTAATCTTTGCCCTTCTCGGGTTTATATAAAGATAGTCTTGGCATATACATATTTATCGAACGATAAATACTTGTGGAGAACTTTTCGTATGGCAACACTTAAAACTAAGAAACAAGAAGTATTTGACTATGTTTACAACATGTTAGGCGGAGGCATGGTCGATGTTGAACTTGATCCAGTACATTATGAAACAGCATTAGACAAAGCACTAACTAGATTTCGTCAAAGATCAGATAATTCAGTTGAGGAAAGTTATTTCTTCATGCCTACAGTAGTTGATCAAAATGAGTATACATTGCCAAATGAAATTGTAGAAGTCCGTAGAATATTTAGAAGATCTATCGGTTCAAGATCAGGCGGCGGAGATGGAGGCACATTGTTTGAGCCTTTTAATTTAGCTTATACAAATACCTATCTATTAGCAAGTTCGAATATGGGTGGCTTAGCAACATACGATTTCTTTTCACAATATCAAGAATTAGTAGGACGCATGTTTGGATCATTTATAGAATTTAAATGGAATACCGCAAACAAAAAACTTACAATTTTACAACGTTCACGCACAGAAGAAACATTGCTACTGTTATGCTATAACTATAGACCAGATGACCAATTGTTAGACGACTATCTTGCAAAGCAATGGATTAAGGACTACACTGTTGCAACTTGCAAATATATGTTAGGTGAAGCAAGATCAAAATTTGCAACAATAGCAGGACCACAAGGTGGCGGCCAGTTAAATGGTGATGCTCTGAAAGCAGAAGCACAAGCCGAAATGGAAAAACTTGAACAAGAAGTAACGACTGCTGTACCAGGCGGTGTTGGCTACGGATTTACTATAGGATAATGGCAGAGTTTACCCACAAAGAAGCCCATAGGCTTTTTTGGATGGTTAAAGGACACTTTAGCGCAAGCGAGCAAACTATACTAGAATCAGCACCCGGATACTTAAAACGTATGTGGAATAACAATGAAGCATACTTACACGAAGATGGGTTTGAAGAAGCCTACCAAAAAGTACTTGACAAAACAGAATAAAAGTTATATACTATATAATATTTGAAGGATTTCTTATGATTATAGGTATTTGTGGTTTAATTAGTTCGGGTAAAGGAACTGTAGCTGACATTCTTGTAGAAGAATATGGCTACACAAAAGTTTCATTTGCAGATAAACTCAAAGACGGTGTAGCAGAAGTATTTGGATGGGACAGACAAATGCTAGAAGGTGATACTGATGAAGGTAGAGCTTGGCGTGAACAAAAAGACTCTTTTTGGTCTCAAGAAACTGGTAGGAATATTAGTCCTAGAGTAGTATTACAAGAGTTTGGTACTGATTGTATGCGTAATGGGTTTGACAACAACATATGGGTAAGCATTGTTAAAAAGAAAATTGTAGAAAATCCTGCCACAAATTATGTTATTCCTGATGTACGTTTTGAAAATGAAGCAAATATGATCAAAAGTATATATGGTGAAGTTTGGCGCATCCGTAGAGGACCTGATCCTGTTTGGTTTAGAATGTACCAAGATATTGGTGTAGAACCTAAAGACATCCATCAATCAGAATGGGCATGGGCTAATGTGAATTTTAATCATGTTATAGATAATGGTGGAACAATAGATATGCTTAAAAATCAGGTAAAAGATCGCCTTGCTTCCAGCGAACTCCCTGTTTCTGTATAACACGTTGGCAATTAGCACATATTGTTTTCAAATTACTAGGTCTACAGTTTTGTAAATCTCCGTCTATATGGTAAACGTTAAACTGTTCTGGGTGTTTACTTTTGTGACCGCATTTTTCGCATAAATCTAATTTTTTATATCCGCGCTGTTTCCATAACGGAATACCGTGATTTAATCCATTACGTAAACAACGTTCACATAATTTTCTATAGTATATTTTTTTACCTTTGCGATAATTTATTGCACAAGGTCTATGTCCACATTTACATAAAGGTCTCATACAGTATTTAGCTCACCTTTTTGGTACCTTTTTAACCTATTTTCATACACTGTTTTTGTTTTTTCTTGCTAAATAATAGTAACAAACATATGTCCACAATAGGAGAATTATAATGGCACTTACATCACCAGGAGTACAGGTCAGCGTAATAGACGAAAGTTTTTATACCCCAGCTGAACCAGGTACTACACCAATGATTTTTGTCGCAACTGCGGCTAACAAGACTAATGCTGCAGGAACAGGTACAGCACCTGGAACATTGGCAGCAAATGCAGGAACACCATTCTTACTTACATCTCAAAGAGATCTAGCAGATACATTTGGTGATCCGATATTCAAAACAGATTCAAATAACAATCCAATACATGGCGGAGAGTTGAACGAGTATGGGCTACAAGCTGCATATTCATTTTTAGGTGTAAGCAACAGAGCTTTTGTAGTGAGAGCAAACGTTGATTTAGGCGAATTAGAACCAACTTCAACAGCTCCTGCAGCAAACCCAACAGACGGCACATATTGGTTAGACACAGCAAATACTCTATGGGGTATCCAGGAATGGAATGGAGCATCTGTTGTAAATAGTGGACAAAATTTTACTAACAAGGTGCCTTATGTAATTACTGATACAACAGAAGTTACCAATACAGGTAGTTTAAATGTAAACGGCTTTAGCGGAAATATTCCAAGTGGAACTATAGGTGAAGTAGGATCATATGCCGTTGTAGCAACAACTACATTAATAAGAATTTTTTACAGAAATAAATCAGGTACATGGGTACTTGTAGGCTCAGATGCATGGGCTAAGAGCTGGCCTACTATACAAGGTACTGCCGCTAATCCATCTTTTGCAGGATCAGCAGCTATTACAATAAATGGTACTAGTGTAACTGTAAATAGCTCAGATACTGTAACAGACGTTGCTTCTACAATTAATGGACTGTTGATTGCAGGAATAACAGCAGACGCAGTAGATGGAAGATTAGAAATTTACAGTGATGGCACAGGTAGTGCTTCTGAAGATTCAACAATAGGCGGAGAAGTTTTAATTGGGGGTGACTCTACAAGATTAACAGAATTAGGAATTGCAGCAGGAACTTACTATCCACCTTCATTACAAGTTTCAAAACATACAAGTGTTCCAGAATGGAAGACAGCCGATACGTACACAAGACCAACTGGTAGTGTTTGGCTGAAAACTACAACACCTAACTTAGGTGCTAGTTACTTTGTTAAAAAATGGAATAACTCAACACAACTTTGGGAAACTGTAAGCGCACCGTTATATGCTAGCAACGAAGAAGCAATTTATAACTTAGATAAATCAGGTGGGGGTACAGGACTTTCAGCAGGTGATTTATATGTTGAAACTAATGTAGCAGGAGATGCTCCTCCATTAGCAACATTCAAATTGAAGCGTAGAAGAAGTGCAGCACCAACAGTTATTACAGGTAACAAAATTATTGCAGGTTCAATAAGTTCAGGAAGTCAATCATTTACAATACAGACTACTGACAACGGAAGTGCATCGTTTGAAACAGCAGTTACTATTACTGCGTCCTACACAGGTGCAGCAGGAGATTCTACTCTTCTTGCAACAGCTATCAATGATGCTAATGTAACAAATGTAACAGCTTCAGTAGATGCTACAAATAAAGTAAGTATCACACATGCTTTAGGTGGCGAAATTAAATTTGTTGACACAGACGGTGTTCTTGCAGCAGCTGGATTTACTCCGTTTGTTGACGGTAACAGTGGAACTCCAAACTTGTATTATGCACCAGGAACTTTTGCAGGCACAAGATTTGACGAAGCAGGAACAACAGAAGACGATGCTACTGCTACTCCAGCAATATACGTAGCAAGTTTATGGAGTCCTGTAAACGATCTAGGAAAAGGATTTTTCACAGCAAGTCCAACAGAAGTTACAGCGGTAACAGCTGACGGCACTCTATGGTATAATTCTATTGTTGACGAAGTAGATATTATGATACACAACGGAAATGAATTTGTTGGATATCAATATGATGGAACAAGCGGAGAAAGTTCAACTGCAAGTCCATACTATAATGTAGATTCATCAAAAACACCAGATCCATTGGGTCCTATAGTAACAGCAAGTGCTCCAAAGACACAAAGCGATGGCACTGCTCTTGTTACAGGTGATATTTGGATTAATACAAGTGATCTAGAAAATTATCCAAAACTATACAAGTACAATGCAGCACTAGGAAATGCAAATGCTGAAGATAATTGGGTACTTGTAGATACAGGTGATCAAACTTCTGAAGATGGTATTATTTTTGCAGATGCACGTTACAATACAGCAGGTGCAAATAGTGATACAGCAGGTGATATTGCTGACCTACTTGCAAGTGACTATGTTGATCCAGATGCACCAGATCCAGCATTATATCCAAAAGGTATGTTGTTATGGAATCTACGTAGAAGTGGATTTAATGTTAAGAAATATGTTAAAAATTATATCAACACAGCAGGTAACAATACAAGATACGGTAGCGGTGTAGGAGAATCAATGGCTGCATACGATGCAGATCGTTGGGTAACTGAAAGTGCAAACCAAGAAGATGGTTCAGGTACTTTTGGACGTAAAGCTCAACGTAAAGTTATTGTACAGGCTCTACAAGCACTAGTTAATTCAAATGAAGATATCAGAGACAATGAATCAAGAATATTTAACTTAATGTCTACACCAGGTTATCCAGAACTTATTGGTGAAATGAAATCTTTAAATTATGACAGAGGACTAACAGCATTTGTTTTAGGTGACTCACCATTTAGACTTACAAGTGATGCAACGTCTATCAACAACTGGGCAACTAACACTAATCAAGCTGTTGAAGATAACGACAACGGATTAGTAACTTCAGATCCATATCTAGCTGTTTACTATCCAAGTGGATTTACAAGTGATAACTTTGGTAACAATGTTGTTGTTCCACCAAGTCATATGATGATGAGAACTATTGCACTAAGCGATCAAGTATCGTTTCCATGGTTTGCACCAGCAGGTACAAGACGTGGTGGCATTACTAATGCAAGTTCAACAGGATTTATTACATCAGAAGGCGAATTTAAATCAATAGCACTTAATGAAGGTCAAAGAGATACACTGTATTCAAACGCAGTTAATCCAATTACATTCATCACTGGAGCAGGATTGGTTGCATTTGGTCAGAAAACAAGACAACTAGCAGCAAGTTCTTTAGATAGAATCAACGTAGCAAGACTTGTTATCTACCTACGTAGTCAGTTAAATCAACTTGCCAAACCGTATTTGTTTGAACCAAATGATAAAATTACACGTGACGAAATCAAACAAGCTGCAGAGAGTTTAATGCTTGAGCTTGTAGGACAAAGAGCATTATATGACTTCTTAGTTGTGTGTGATGAGTCAAACAATACTCCAGCTAGAATAGATAGAAATGAACTATACTTAGACATTGCTATCGAACCTGTCAAAGCAGTTGAATTTATTTACATTCCGCTTAGACTGAAAAATACTGGAGAAATAGCAGGACTGTAAGTTTGATAAATACTTATAGATTAGGAGCAAATTAAATGGCAATATCAACACTATCAAAAATTACAGTGCCTTTGGCAAGCGGAGATTCTGCAAGTAACCAAGGCCTGTTGATGCCCAAATTACAATATCGTTTTAGGGTATCATTAGAAAACTTCGGAACTTCAACTCCGACAACAGAATTAACCAAGCAAGTTGTTGATGTAACTCGTCCAAATGTATCATTTGAACAAATGACACTAGACATTTACAACAGTAAAGTGTTCCTGGCAGGTAAACATACTTGGGAACCAATTACACTAAACTTGCGTGAAGATGTTAACAACAATGTACAAAAACTTGTTGGTGAACAACTTCAGAAACAGTTTGATTTCTTTGAACAATCAAGCGCAGCATCAGGACTTGACTACAAGTTTACAACTAGAATAGAAATTCTAGACGGTGGTAACGGTGCTAACACACCTAATGTACTTGAAACATTTGAATTATACGGCTGTTATTGTGAAAGTGCAAACTACAATACACTTGCATATGCAACTTCAGATGCTGTAACAGTTACACTTGCTATACGTTATGATAATGCAGTCCAATCACCACAAGGCACAGGTATTGGTACAGCAGTAGGACGTACAGTAAACACTCTAGTAACTGGCGGCGGCGCTTAATACTAAAAAAGTTCCTAATCTTTGAAGGGGTACTGATTTTTATCAGTATCCCTTTTTCATTATATACGCACTTATTTAAATAAGATAAATATTAGTATGGGAAAGTTCACAGGTTTTTTAGATAATTTAGCAAGTGGTGCTCTAAGTCCAAAAGGCAATCTTGGAGACTTTAGGCATGCAAGCAGAACATTTGTAGATGATGCATTTAGACTTGCTCCTAAATCAAAATTTCTATATCATGTATTCTTTCAGTTTAATCCTATAGCGTTTGACAACATTAAGGAACTTGGAGAAAAGCACAAAACAGAAATAGGGCTTTTGGTGAAAAGAGCCGATTTACCAAAGTTTTCAGCAACTGTTGATACTAAGAAAAAATACAATAGAGTTAAACATGTGCAAACAAGTGTAACTTACGATCCGATTAATATTACGTTTCATGATGATAATTTTGGGGTAACAACAGCAATATTAGAAGCCTACTATAGATATTATTTTGCAGATGGTAATTACGGAAAATATCCAGCAGCATATAATAAAACCTATACAGGACAAGCAGGCGGAGTTCCAACAGGTTATGGTATGGGCAAGGTTGATCCTGGGTTAGCGAGAGCGGCAAAAAGCAGTCCTCAACCCGGAGATAACACATATTTAGGTACTTTATATAATAAGTATGCCTATGGTTTAGATAACGACGTAACAGTGCCATTTATAAACAATATACAAATAAGTCAATTATCTAGAAAAACTTATACAACCTACACGTTAGTGAATCCTATTATTACAAACTGGTCACATGATAGTGTTGATGCTAGTGACGGCTCGGGTATGATGGAAAACAATATTTCTGTTTCTTATGAAGCC